TAAATCTACTTTTATAGTTTCTAAAACTTTAAATGCTAATCCGTCAGATTCTTTTATAAGAATATCTATTTCTTTTATTTTATAATCTTCTGCTATACTTCCAGAAGGTAGCTCAATATTTAAAACAACGTTGTTTACATAGTTTTGCATAAACTCAACTATAGTAGATCTAAAAGCTTTTTCTTCATCACCAGGAAAAAAATAACCTTCTTGCTCTGGTATAAAAGCAGTTTGCGTAAAAGGAGCAACTAAAGAATATTCATTGTCATCAAATTTAAATCTATAACTAAATCTTACAAATCTTTCTTTTAAATAATCAGGATCACCATTCCATCCGTCGTAATCATCTTCTCTTATACATCTTATATAGTAACCAACGTAATCACCTGTAGATGTTGCCGGAGGAGTTGCAGGTGCTGTTATATTTCCTAACGCGTCTATTTGTACAAATTTAGCGTTTGAAACACCACTACCGCCTTGAGCCCAATAGTAAGCGGAATTTAAAGTGTAATTTGGTGGAGGTCCTGGATTTAAAGTTTCAGCTCCAGCATTTAAAAAGTCTTGTGAGCTATTACCTCTCCTATAACCAGTTGGTAAAGCGTCAAAAAACTCGTTATTAGTTTCATCACCAGCATAATCAACAGATAAAGCATCAGAAACAATCCAAGTACCTTGAACATAAGGAAAGTTAGGATCTGCTGATTGAGTAGAGCTGTTAGATGTTGATTTTAATTTATTTCCATCAGCTGAAACACTTGCAGATAATTGGGTAAAATCAGCTTCTTTAGGCAGTTTAAAACCAATAGGTGCTATAGTGCCATTGCTAAAAGTCATACAATGTATATTGTATATTAAACCATAAACGTTGCCTAGGGTTGGATCAAAATTATAATAACACCAAGCTGGATAACCAGTATTTGGATCACAAGACGCTTGCCAGTCTGTTAAGTTTTGAACTTCTGCTATAGGTGTGCCATCTCTAAATGATTTTACTCTTAAATTTTCAGTTGCCCAAAGAGTAACACCTATTAGCGTGTCTGGTAAATCAGAAGCATCAGTCATTGTGCTAGGATAATAACCAGCGTCACTAGTTAAGTCTAACAATCTTGGCGGCAGATAAGGAGCAAATTTAGCAACTGATATTTGCTGCTCGTTATTATAATAATAATAAGACGTTGTGTTGTACGTTAAAGCTGATTGCCAATTTATTTTTCTAGGTTGATTATAATTATCTGACCAAAATAATAAATTTTCTACAACAGTAGCACCATTTACTGGATAGGATGTTGAAAAATTTAAATACGAACCAGTAGTTAATATGTCTGCGCTGGATGGCGTGTATCTTACTAGAAAATGATTAGTGTTGTTTGTTAAAAACAAAAACACAGCTTCAGAGTTTTGATCAACAACAAAACCTATTGTTTTTAAATCCGATATGCCTGTTAACGTGTTGTAGTTTAAAGCTATAGCGTTTCCTTTAGCGTTTTCTACAGCACCAACGTCAGATCCTTCAGATTGACTAATTTGTATATTTACAGCATCTCTATATTCTCCGTTTTGAATTAAACGAGCGTCTAAGTCCTTGTTCATTTTGGACTTTAAAAATACATTTCTAGCTTTAGCCATTTAATTTTAGTGTTTTATCCATTTAGATTGACCTCTCATAACTTGAGTTATTTCTTCAAGTTTTATGTTAGATAATCTAATTTTAGCATTTCTTAACTTAGCTGTTTTTTCTCTTCTAAGTCTTTGTACTATATATTCTGGTTGATTAGCTCTTGTAGATACTATATAGCTTAATATAGACGCGTATAGAGCTTCTTCTGCAAGCTTAGGCACTTTAGTGTCTGTGTCATACGCTAAGCCGTCAGATATGTATTCTAGTATAATTAATTTATTTGCTAAATTACTTGAAAAAGAAATTTTACCTTCTCTATTGTTAAAATTAAACCAACCATTAGCATTAGCATATTGAGGGTCTATACCATATTGTTGACCCCAATTCCAACTTCCATTTATGCCATAGTAATCTGCCCAATAAGCCCAGTCGTCTGTGCTTATTAATTGGCTTTGATTTATAAGTCTGTCATTTGCAGATTTCCATCTTTCTTCTGTTATAGACGTTCCTTCTATGTTGTTAGCAAAATTATCTTGCGTAGGTACTCCAGCGCTATCTTGTATATTAGTGTAGTAAGGAGCAGTTGTAAGATTGTTAGCTGGGTACATTTTTCTTTTTACACCGTAATTGTCTATCCAAGACATGCCTACATAATTAACGTAATCCTGAGGTATAGCTAAACTTAAGGAAGGAGGTATTGTAAGTTCTTGCGACTTAATACTTTTTAGTGTATCATAGCTAAACTCTTGCAATGATCTTTTAGCAAAGAAAAGTATGTCTGATTTTTTAGCTGTTTGAATTATTTTTCCATCACCAACATAACCAACCATAAAGTTATCTATAGCGTCGTTTAATGTTATATATTCATAACCACCATAATTATCCTCTACAGTTTGACCAAAAGCTTTTTCTGCTTCAGTAGTACCGTACTTACCTCCACTTAGTGTTTTTAGCTGAACCACAACATAAGCGTTTGCTCCTGGCGCAGCGGCTAATGTAATAACATTATCAACAACTGTAAAGAGTGTTACCCACTCACTGTAAGAGCCTGGTATTCCTGTAGAGCTAGTATATATTTTAAAATTATTTAAGGCATAATTAGGATTATTTGGATTCCAATTGCCTAAATATAAATCTGTATTAAACGATGTTGCAAACTGCTGGTCTGTGTCATCGGTGCTATTAGCTCTAAAGGCTTGTGCACCTTCGTAATACTGTTGGTTTGTTTCTGTAATTAAACCGTCGTTTGGTGGTAATATAGCCATTAGTTATTAACTTTTTAAATTAACTTGATTTTCTTGAATTTCATTATTAGCAATAGCTACTACTTGGGGATCACTTATTACAACTCCACAATATTTCAATATTCTTATTATTATATTATTTTGTTCTGATATATCTAATTGAAAATTTAAAGAACCAAGTGGATTTGTAGTTTCATCGTATAAGGTGTTATTGTATAAAAACTGACCTAAAGTACCTACGTTGTAACCCCAAAAAACTTTGCTAGGATTTATAAGTACATTACATGAAACGCTAGAAGGTAAAGGATATATTTTTAATGTAGAAGTAATATTTTCGCTTGTAGCGTCAACTCTTCTATCTATAGTGTGAAGTGGAAATTTTTTAGTTGGAGCAGTAAGTCTAGATCTTGAAATAAAATTATACTCTCTATTAGTTGTTAATTCAGATACAGAATCTATTGTTGGGTTTTGAGATGTATATGTAGCTATTACATCTCCTATTTTATAAACATCTTCTGAACTAAACCAGTTTTGATCAGTATTATCGTAAGTATATGACAATTGTCTTTGAAAAGGATATAATTTATACTCTATGTTTTTAACATGGTTAAAAAACTCTGTATCATTTTGCACGTTTGTTTGATCTTTTCTAACTAGTTGATTAGCGTCTGAAAAATAATCTTGAAATATATCTAATTGAACTTGGGTAGCTAATTTGTTAAATTCATCAGGTTGAATATAACCTCTTTGCTCTTTGTTCAATAAATATAAAACAGTTGTATATACATCGTTTACGTTTACTGCCATTTTATATATTTTTATACTAAAAAGGCGGCCGAAACCGCCTATATATTAGTATCACTTGTTTTTATAGTTTTTTATCTATAGATTTATAGATTTCAACACCTTCATCTGTTTTAAGAAAAGCAGCAAAGGCTGAGTATGGGTTTTCGTCAAATGGAACATTCATTAATTTTCTGTCATTTGATCCCCATTTAAATGTTCTTTGATCTTGAGACAAGACAATTATTCCAGCTTCTGTTGCTCTAATTGCAAAGTTTCTTAATTGAACATTACTATCATTTACTAAATTTATAAATAAAGCTGGGTTTTTCTTAGCAAACAATAATAAATCTCTTTTTAATTCTTTAGAACTCATTGAGTTTACAGCTGAACCTAACTCTACTCTTAATATTGCTTCTGCGTGATCTATTTCAACCTCTCTAGCTAGATTTAAAGCATCTATTTCTATGTTTATTAAATCTAAATCATCTTCTGCATCTGCTACAGCGCTAAATTCTTCATATATCCTACCTTTCAACGGGTGGTATAAAGAAAGTAATTTTTGTAGATTTTGTTTTTCTTTAGGGACTTTTAAATCTCCGTCCATAAATCTAATATGACCAAGAGTACATTCTCCTTTTTGATCTTCTACAAATGGAGAATCCTGATTGGTTGCATATCTAATTTCTTTTTGTTTACCTGTTTCTTTATCAAACCAAAGAAGAGGATGCTTTTTGGTATGTCTACCAGGTATTGTTAATGTTAATGGATTTTTATTTCCTTTTAAATAGTAAATTCTATCTTTAATTTCCCAACTTGGTTTAGTTGGTTTTTTTGGTGCAGCTTTTACTACTACCTCTTGAGGTGCAACCTCAACAACTTCTGCTTGAGCTTTTTTAGCCATGATATAATATAATATAAATGTTAATAAGAGTAATAATTACCCCCGTCAGTTCAACGAGGGTAAAAATTACATTAATGTTGAATCTATTAGATTCCTTTGAATAATACAAAGTTGTTAGCAGCTTGAGTCACTAAACATCTTTCAGATAGGAAGTTTACTTCCATAGCATCTAGAGTTGAAGTGAAAGCTCCACCTGCAGAACCAGTCAACCAAGACTTCATACGACGATCATCAGCTTGTGAAGCTCTGTATCGAACGTGTAAGAATGGACGACGAATATTTGTTCCTAAAATTTGATCGTAAACAGTAGATGTTCCAGCTGGTACTAACACACCTTCAATAGAGCTAATTCCATCAATAGCGCCACGAGTTGAAGCATCGTTTAAGTATTTCCAATCAGTTTTATAAAAATCGTAAGATCCTCTACGGAAACCGCTAAAACCTAAGTTTAATGCCATTTCTTCAGAGTTTTCAAATAATCCATAAGCGGTACCACCTTGAGAACCCGCAGAAATTGCAGCTAACATATCATCAAAATCAAGAGCAGTTTGGCGATTTAAGAAAAGCATGTTTTCTTCAATAGCACCTTGCGTGTCTAAATTTTTCAAAATTGCATCAAATTCATCAAGTCCGTTAGAGGCAGTAAATCCTACTTCTACGTTACCACGAGTTTGAATAGCAGCAAATAAACCTTGAGTACCTGGGTTAGTTCCTAAAGTAGCAGCATTTTGGTTATACTCACCTTCTACCATTGCCATTTCTAGGTAATCCTCAAAACGTAGTCTTGTTTCAGACTCAGCTTTTAAGTACCATAGGTAGCCAGAAGTTCCGTCTTCAGTAGCAACTTCAACCCATCCGATTTGTGCCATGTCAGAACCATTAACAGTGTATTGGTTTCTAATGATAATTGGAGAGTTTGAGTATTGAGTAAACTGAGGCTGTACACTTACTCTGTCTCCAGTAGCAATGCTTGATCCTTTTTGGTAATCAGAGCCATATACAAAAATCTTAAGACCAGGTTGAGCAGCTCCAAACTGAACAGCTGGAGTGTTGTCGTTATATAGTCTTACTGTTATAGCGCCTGTTGCAGGTACAGCTGTTGCTCCTGAAACAGTAACAACACCTTTTGCTTCTACACCTGTAGCAGGATCTAAGATAACAATAGTATCATTAACAGAAATAACATTTTGAATAGTTGTTCCATTTACTGGAATAGTAAAACCTGTTCCAGCTCCATCTACAACACATCCATCATATGAAATGTGTAAACGGTTTTGCTCTGACCAAATAACTTGGTCTGAAGTCATAGGCATTTCAGCGCCTACCATACGTAAAAATCCAGATAACGTTCTGTTTCCATAACGCTCTACTTCAGCTTCGTAGATTTCTGGTAAATATTGCTGAGCGAAGTCATTACCAGCACCATCGTTAAATTGCAGATAGTTGCTGTTTAGTGTAACTTGGCTTTGAGATGGGACAATTGACCCAAATTGAGGAGTTAAACTCATAATAAATAATTTTTTTAGTTAAATTTTTTAGTTTTAATTTTTAGCTTTGTAGAATCAGCGCCAGAAATAGCTTTAACTTTAAAGCCGTTAACAAAAACATCACCTTGACTTGACCTAGCTTTTACGTCAGTAAGGTTTTTTGATTTATTTACAACTTCTTTAACGGCATCAGCTTTTCCTTGCTCATAAAAATGAGCCGCTATTTTATCTACATTGTTAGCAGCATACATAGCTTTGTGATAGCCTTTTTGATCATTAACAGATCCATCTTCATTAAGGAACTTCCCTAATATATTGTTAATGTTAGACTGGGTTTCAGCTACTTTTTCTTTGTTTTGAACATTATACTTATAAGTTTTTTCACCTACATTAATATCGAAACCTTCGAAATTATCGTTAAAAAGACTTTTTGTTTGTTCTTTAAACTTTGAATGTTGTTGCTGTATTTGCTCTTGCTGCTTGTTATATCTATTGAAAAAGTCCATAGCTTTTTGAGCATCAGGGTTTACGTTTGATCTCAACTTGATTTCATCGTAATATCTCGCCTTTGTCTCTTCTAAAAAGCTTTTGGCTTTTGCAACTTCTTCTTTAAATGCAAGTTTTTTCTTGCGTATATCTCTATCCTCATCTAGATCTTCATCATATTGAAAGTCTTCTAATAACAGATCAACATCTGAATTATCAAGATATGGTTTTTCTTTTTTATAATACTCTTTTAATAACGTAGTGTCGTCTACACTAGAATAATCAGCATTTAATCTAACGTAGTCTTCAACAGTTCCCCCAGTTTCTTCCATAAAAGCAACAAGTTTTTCTACGTTTTCTGGTAACTGTCTACCTAATACTTTTTCATCTCTAATCGCTTCTTTAGCTTCTGTTTCAGCTTTTTTTATTTCATCTGCAGAAACTTCTTTTATAGGATTAAATTTTTCTACTGTTTCTTCGGTGGTCCGTACTTCTTCAACCACTTCTTTGCTGTCGCCACTGTTTTTGGGCTCTTCGATAACAACATTGCTATCATTTGTCTCTCGTGTTTGAACGGCATCTTCTTTTGGTATTACTACTTTCTTAACATCTGGCTCTAGTTCAACTAAAGGTTCTTTTAAATTAACCTTTATTGGTTCATCAGTTGTTTTGTTTAATTTTTTAGGTGTTTTCTTTTTTAATTTAAACTCACCTTCCTGCTTAACAGGTTCTTTTGTTTTTGTTTCTGACATAATATAATATAATTTAATAGTTGTTTTTTACTTCTACATAAAAGTGCTTAAACCGGCGTCTGGTTGATTTTTAAAGTCTATAGGTAAGCTATCGTTTTTTCTTTGGCTTATCATTTCACTCTGTTGCGTACCTTCCATTTTTATACGCTGGTCTTTTCTATCTTCTTTAATTTGATCTTTTTGTATTGAAGTCTGTGATTCAGCTTGTTTTAATTGAAGATCATAATTAAACTGCTGCTGCATTTCTAGTTGTTTTAACTGAGAAGCAACCTCCATTTTTTGTATTTCCATTTGAGTTCTAGCTTGTTCATATTGAACTTTAGAACCGCTAATAGCTTCTTGTTTCTGTACTTCGGCCATAGCTGTTTTTTCAGCTGTTTCAGCTTGAGCAGCAGCTTGTGCTTGAATATTTGCTTGTTGGTTAGCTTGATCTTGCGCCATTTTTCTTTTGCGCTTAATCTTTAGCATTTGATTTGCTAACTTAAGATTTTTTATTTGTCTTAAGTCAATAGCATCTTCTAAGTCAATACCACCTTGCGCCAATGCAGCTTGTATGTTTTGCTCTAATTGAGCTTTTTCTTCTTCATCTGGCTCTAATTCTAAAAATATACCAAAATCATATAAGTTTAAATCAATAACTTGCTCTAAAGTTTTAACATTAAATGTAGATATAGAATTTTTAAGAGACTCAGCGGTTAAAGGAAACTGCAAAGCATCTGCTATTTTTAATGAAATATTTTCAGCTAATTTTAAAGTTATATACAAACTACTTTGCTTTATATGCCTTGTTGCTACATTAGATGCGTTCGCGGCTAGTTTTTGTAGACCTACTAATGTTGATTTATCAGGCGTACTGCCATCTCTTGCTTCATTAAGGCCCGTCACATCGCGAATCATTTGCAAGTAATAATTGTAAGTTTGTATTAAAGAATTTATTTTGTTTCCACCGCTAGAACTAGTTAACTGCTGAATAGGTACTTTTCCTGCATTCATTTCACCATCTTGTGTGTATGATCTACCTATTATACTACCAGTTTGAAAATACATATTCAAAGCCTCCGCAGGGTTATAGTTTGTTCCATTACCCAGATCAACCTCTGCTAATCCGTCCATGTCTAAGTAAACACCGTCTGGAACCATTTTAGCTAAAACTTGTTGAAGTTTTAAATGAGTTAGTTGTATCATATCAGCAAAACCTATACATTTGCTAACAATAGATTCTATTCTACCTTTGTACATTCTTGGTGCACATATGGCATAATTCATGGTTACTTTAGTTGTATCAGAATAAGGTCTAGACATATTTTCAGCTAGTTCCCACTTTAACATAGTGTTAGTTCCTAAAACTTTAGCTCCGCTGTATAATACTTCTATAGATCTAGAAACTCTTTCAAAATTGTCATTTTCTGGTGGATTAAAAGTGTCTGGCTTTTCAATAGCCTTCATTAATCCTTGTTCTGTTTGTTTTATTTTAAATACTTGATTATGATAAGTTTTATAATCAAAGTACATAACTTGAACAGTGTTTTCATCGTAATTGCCCCAACCAGTTATGTATTGCCTATTTCCTGGCATTTTCTGTATACGCTCTAATTCTTCTTTAGATATATTAGGAAATTCTTTTTTAAGTTCAGGTATTGTTATTGATTTAACTTCACCTACGTAGTATATATCTTCAAAGTTAGGGTCTTCTGTGTAAGAATAAACCATATAAGCAGGGTCTACATAATCAACTGTTATACCTTCCGCTGTATTAAAGTTTGTTTTTGAAGCAGCAATACCTATGGTTGTTAAATCCATATTTATTCTGCGTCTAGTTAAGTCATATTTATTTTGAGCCATAACAGAAGATATAGCTTCTTCTTCAGCTATTTCAACTGATTGCTTGTAACTCAATTGCATGTGTAATTCTAACTCTTCTTTATTCTCTGGTATTAAACTTGGATCAGGAGATTCGTATAAATCAACACCTAAAGTTGTTTTTAACATGTCTAAATATGATTTAGCTGTCATGTCATTGTAAAGTTTACTTGCGTAACTTGTTCTTTTTTTAACAGAGTTAGGATCTTGAGAATAAGCTTTTATATCATAAGACTTTTGTGACATACCATTAACCACTATATCCACAAATTTAGATAATATAGGAACTGGTTTCCAGTCTAAATTAAGATAAGATAAATCACCGTTTACAGATAATTCATCTTTATACTTTTGAATTGGCTGTTCGCCTCTAGAATATAATCTTAACTGATGGTAGTTGTTCCAATTAGTCAAGTATTTATTACCATTGCTTCTACCTCTATCAAACCACTCAAGTTCTATAGCTTGAGCAACTTGACCACCGTATTCAATGCTAGCTTTTTCAGCATCACTAACTACTTGGCTAGGAAAAGCACTATTGGTATTAGTATATATACTCATTTATTTTATTATTTTTGATGTATATCCGCGATTATCATATGTTTTTATACCTAAGTCGACGGGTTGTGTTTTTATTGGACTATATGGAGTGTATCTATGTTTATTACAAGCCATTAATGCTAAGCCAGAGCTAATAGAAGCATCATGCGATGTTCTATTGTTAATGTTAAACTTAGCCCAATCTTCAAGCGTTCTTTGAAAGTACATATCACCGTAACCTGTTTCTTTTAATCCAACAAAGTTTTCTATGTAAGATTCTATAGCCGCGGCGTGTGCTTGTTTAATGTCTTCACTAGAGTTTGGTATTCCACCTATCTCTCTTTCTGTTACAGATAATTTATTATATTTTTTGTCAGGTCTGTTCATTGCAAAACCTCTATAACCTCTTTTTTTAAAATAATACAACAAACGAGGTTTATTATTTTCTGCCAGTATTGGCATGCTATAAAACGCACAAGCCATTAAAACGTCTTCAAAAAATATTTCTGCTGTTTGTGGTCTTGCTATGTATTCTAAAAAAAAATGATTTGGTGGCGCATCTTCCATACTAAACTTAGTTAACCCATGTAGAGATCCATTAGAACCTCTTTTATCAACTGTACCTGATATATCATAAGGATCACATCCAAACGCGCCCATATGTTCATTTCCAGGATATTTAATGCCGTTTTTTATTAATATTTTATTTTGTATATTAATGTTTGGAACCCAAGATATTAAAAATCTACCGCTATCGTTAGGAGTAAATATAACTCGAGTATCTTGTATTCCATTTTCCCAATGAAAACTACCTTTTGTAATTTTTATAGAATTACGCATGTCTTCATTAAAATCTATTTGTTCATATAACTTTGTTAGATTAAACAAAGATTCTTTAGTTTCATCTCTAAAAGCGTGTTTTTCAGTACGTGGAAACTGTCTATAAAACTCGTTTAAAGCATCTTGATCTTGCTTTAAACCCTCTACTTCGTTGTTCCAATATTCAATTACACCTTTTTTTATCTTTTCACCTTGAGGTCCTTCAACTGATTTATTCGGTGTGTCGAATACAGGTAAGCCATAAGAATCAATGTATCCTTCGTAGTTCCATTCCATAGGTATGAACAAAGAATATAGTCCGCTACGAGTCTGTCCATTGGCGTTTCTTTTAGTAACGTCTGAGTCATCGTATAGTTTTTTAAAGTTTTTACCTCCTTTATCATGAGAGTTGGACGTGGAACCCATCATGCATTTACCTATAATTTTACTACCTAATCTTAAGCAAGTTTTAGTTACGCGCCAATTGTTTAAAATATTATTAGGTCTTTCCCATTTGCCGCTTTCGTCGTGTACTAGTAGTTTTAATTTTTCCCCGTCGTACGAGTTGTCGCCCGTGTTTTTCCAGTCGATTGTTGTGTCGAGCCCGTCAAGTTCTTGAAGCTTTTCGTTTGTTTCAAGTTTACGCCTGGTATACTTGGTGGCTGGTACTCTATAGGCAAGTTCTGTTTTGGGCCTGTCCATACCGTCCTGGATCGGTTTGAAAAAGAACGGGTAGTTGACAGATATAGGAACGACTTTGTCTGTGAACATTTTCTTAGCATCGGGGCCAGACTTAGACAAGATACCGTACCGTGCATCTGACGTAATTGTCGCCATATTAACGGTTTCTGCTGATGACATAAAAGAAAATCCTGAACGTCTGTTCTTAAGATAGCACATCCCATAAGACCGTGAGTCGGCTTTACAAGCCTCCCAGAATATAAAGAATAATCTGTTTGATTCCCTAAAGTCTGGCTGCCCAACGTCAATTTTGCTCCACTGCAAGTACATAAAGTGAGTACCAGTAATGTAAGTAGCCACACCTTTATTATAGAACCAAAAACCTTGATCTCTTTTATTAAATTCGTTATCAATATAATCATACCATTTTTCTTTAAAGTCTACTGGGTATTCTTCCCAATCGAACACAGACTTTATTTTTTTTAGTTCTTTAGGGTATTCAGTATATTCCCATTTATCACTGCTAAATTTATGTATATTTTTAGCTTTTGGTAAAGCTATTTTAAGATTTTGTATTTCGTATATTTCACCTATTTCACCAGTTTTACTTATAACTACAACATCATAGTCTTCATTATAACCATATTCCCACTTTTTAGCTTTATTTATTTTAGCTACAGTATGTGGTTTTATATGATCATCTAATACTTTATATAATGTTTGTTCGTACATTATTTAGACCTCCCTTCTGCAAAACCTCTAAAAGTTTTTTCTTTCTTAACTTCTTTAGGTTTATCTTCTAGTAGCTCTTGCTCGTTCTCTATTCTAGTTAATATTTCAAAAGCATCGAATATAGCAAGTTTTTTTGTAGCTGCAGCATTTTTAAGTCTGTCTGCAGAGATATCATCATCTGAATCTACAATAGGTTCTTTAGCTACTTTAATTAACTCTTCAACAGCTTTGCGACCAGCTTGGATTATATTTTTCTTCGTCTCCTTTACGTTCATACTTAATTACAATATCATTAGATTTCATACAATAAAGACGTTCACCGTCAACTAAAAACTCCCATTCACTGTTTGGTTTAAAACCTACAAGATCTCCAGGAGTTATTTTAAGATCTTCTAATGACTTATTGCCGTATTTTAATATACCAACAAGGCTTCTTTCTTTTCGAAGCGTTAAATCATTACTATCTTTAATCGGCTGAACAAAGCATCTTTTATTAACAGTGCGCCAACCGCTCTTATTTTTATATAAATATATTTGATCAAAAGAACAAAGATGATAATCGTCTTTTAAAAACGATCTACTTTTTTTCTTTTTACCTTTCATATCGTAAAAAGTTCTAAATACATTTTGATGTATTAAAACTTTGTCACCTTTTTTTATACCAGTATTAAAAGCTAAAGGCACTTGAACAATCTCAGCTAATCTGTTTACAAACTTCCAGTTTTCAATTTTAGTATTAACAACCAAATCTTTACCGTCAATTTTTATTGTGTTACTGTATTTTTCACCTACTGGCTTTACAATAAAATCATATAATGAGTTCATTAATACTCTAAATCATACTCAACAGATATAGCCATGTTAGAATTAAATTTCTTCCATGGCAATACCTCGTTGTTTTTCTTTATATGGATATTATAAGAATTATCTGATTCATCTAAAAGTATATGTGATATTTCATGACCACCATATACTTGTTGACCAACAGAATAATGCATAGCATCATTTTTGTAGTCTGAACCAATACTTATTTTTCTAACCACCGAATCCATTACTCAACTACTTCTAATTCTTTTTCTTTTTCAATTTCAGTATATTCGCCTGTTTCTAAATTTATAGACACTGGTCCGTATGTCTTTTCTAAATCAGATTTAGCTTCTTCTAAAAATTGATTAACATCTGCTATTCTATGTAAAAGACTATGTTTTTGAGTTTCAATAGCTCCTATTTGAGTT